TTTTTATTTACGCACAATTACCGATATCTTCACAAATAACAAGTCCAGAATTAGGTGTTTTATTTCAAATTAAAAATAAATTAATCATTGGCATTGGCGCACAATACATTAACAACAATGTTAACGCAGTTGCTACAATAGGTGTTAAATTATGAGTAAAAGAAAAAAGCGATTAAAACCAAGTGAAGCAGAATTATTAGGTTTTAAAGTAAGGTCTAAAACAAAATATGGAAACGCTGAATATAGAATTAATGAAGCACAACTCAAAAAACTTGCAATTATACGCTTTGATGAAAACTACGAATTAAAAAAGCAAAGCCGAAATAAAAACGGTGATGTTATTTCTGAAACTTTTGGCAAGAAGCAAAACAAACAAGATTTTGATACTTCTAAATTTACACCAATATCTTACACTACTAATCCGTTTGGTGATGGTAAATGGGCAAAGTATGATTTACCTAAAGAAGAACGTTTAAAAGCACTTAAAAACGCAATAGACGCACTTAAAGAAGAAATTGAACCAACTACACCAACAGAATATAAAGAACGCTTAAACAACGCTAATTTAATTAATCAGTACACGTTAACCGATTATCATTTAGGTATGATGAGTTGGGCAGAAGAAACTGGTGCAGATTGGGATTTAAAAATTGCAGAAGATACTTTAGTTAAATTTTTTGAAGTTGCAATAAAAGAAAGTCCAAACGCTAAAGAGTGTGTGTTTGCACAAATAGGCGACTTCTTACATTGGGATGGTTTGGATGCTGTAACACCAGCAAGTAAACACGTTTTGGATGCTGATACTAGATTTACTAAATTAGTTCGTGTTGCTATCCGTGTTATTCGTAGAATTATAAAAATGCTATTAGAAAAATACGAAAAAGTAAATGTTATCATGGCAGAGGGAAACCATGACCCAGCTTCTAGTGTTTGGCTTAGTGAGATGTTAAGCGCATTTTATGACCATGAGCCTAGATTAAATATAGATACTAATCCAGACCCTTACTATTGCTTAACGTTCGGAAAAGTATGTTTGTTTTATCATCACGCACACAAAAAAAATATTAAAAGTATTGATACCACTTTTGTAGGTAAGTTTAAAAAAGAGTTTGGAAGTTCTGAATATGTGTATGGACATACAGGACATTTACATCATTCAGTTATTTTAGAATCTAATTTAATGACGTTAGAACAACATAGGACATTAGCAGCTAAAGATGCTTATGCTTCAAGAGGTGGTTATTTAAGTGGCAGAGATAGTAAAGTTATAACATACCATAAAAATTTCGGTGAAGTTAAGCGTTCCACAATTAATATTAATATGCTTAAATAAGGGCATAAAGTTAAATATGCCCTAGAAAGGGAATTTATTGTTTGTTATATCACGTGTTATCTACAAGTTTCTTCTGGTTCGTGTTCCTTTACATACTTATAGAATCTACATAAAGCCTGTTCATACCTTTTTTTGGCTGTGCTATTTGCAAATGCCATAGATGATAAATCGAAGAATACAGCTATCTTGGTATTTGATAGCTGTAATTCTTTTTTTAGTTGTTTAATATCCATATACCTTGCCTCTTTTTTTATCGTTCATTTTATCGAACCAATTATTAATAACTAATTCTGGAACTGTAACAATTGTAAAATTCCCATCAGAGTCATATTTCTTTTTCTCAATCATAGATATAGAAACCACTTGAGATTTAGGTAACCATTCATCATCAATTAAAATAGCTTTTTCAGTGGTTCTACTAACAGTCCATAATCCAGTATTCCAACTAACACAAGAACCATCAAAAGTTATTAAATCAAAATCTTTTAACTCGTTTAGTACGTTTGAATTTTTCATAATATTTAGTTTTTAATTATACACAAATATAAGTATAAACTTATTAATACACAACTAAAAAAAGAATTATTTTAAGTATTTGCTTAATTTTAACATTTGCAGACCAGAAACCAGATAGATAACAATGTATATAAGCCATAGAAAAAACGGCTCATATACTAAACGTTAGCAACAATTACAATGCGTTAAACTTGTGTATTGTATCTTCAATATCTTGATTAACAGTATCGTGTGTTATGTTTGTTAATTCACAGAAGCATTGCAACAGTTCCATTTGGTTGCTAACAACGTGTATAATTAATTGTTGGTCTGCGTATTTTTGCATTATTTCGCTAAGATAAATCGCATCTCTTTTTTCGTCATCCCAATTCAAAATCTCATCGCTTAATTTATTCTCTTTTAAAAATTTCTCTGCTTCTTTCATAATTTTGTTTTTAATTCACAACAATTAACCATACACTTGTCCATTATATACAAGGCTCAACTTCAGTCCATCCAGCGACATATATTCTATTACCATCTTTGTCTATCCCATTGCAGTACATCCCATCAAGTCTGTATATTGTAATTTCATCGCCTTTATTTATTGGTATTGATGAAGGTGGTGTTTTTACATTTTCATCAGTTACTACTACTTTTGTTCCGTATTTTACATTATATACTTTCATTCTCTATGTTTTTTTAAACGTTATATTGGTAATTAATAGCATTATAGTTGTGTTTTTACCTTTATAATGGTAATTTGTATGTTTGTTTATTATCTGTTTTACAAACTATTAGTTTGTTTATAAATTACTCAAATTCTGAAAAGTTAAAAATATCTGTTTGAATGGTTTTATCTAACTTTTTTAGTTTGTTATTGTAATTGTTTAAAAAAGGCTTTTTATAGTTAATAATTAAATCTTTGTATTTGTTTTCTAATTCAGATTTATAGTTACTTGTTTTATATTCATTGCTTTTTATTATTTTCATTCTGTAATTATTAATCTTAGGTAATAAAGTTAAATCAATAACACTTCTTAATCTTTGTTTAAAACCACTATAATCTACTTGATGATGCCATCTGTTAAATTTCCAAACAACTTCTGTAACATCAGGATGCATATCTTTAAGCATTTGAGATTTATTTATAGTTCCCTCTTTTGCATAAAATTCATCAGTATTACCACCTTTCATTTTTTGAGTTGTAATTTTACCTGCTAATAAAGAATTAAATTGTACAGTACACCATCCATCTTTTAAAACTCTTAAACTTAAATCTGTATCTTCATTGTATCTTCCTCTCCATTTATAAGGTATATCATTTCTAATAAGTAAATAAGAGTATATCCTCGTATTCATAACGTATGGAGGCACTCTATCTATTTCTTTACAGAATTTAGAGTAATTTAAACCTGCTATTGCAATATTATCATATCTATCTACAAAATCCTCAATAGCACAAAAGAAAGCACCTGTTCTACATTTTATTTTATTGTTTTGGTATAACCAATGAAAACCTTCATTTGTATTATCGTCCATAACCCAATGCCACTTAAAACCATTATTTACACTATGTTCCCAACAGAAGTTCCTTGCAGCACCTGGTCCTGTACTATTTTCACTACCAATATCAGAAAAAGTATCATAATCTTCTTTATATTTTAAATCTAAAGGTATTACATTTGCATAATTTAAATCTAAATTATTTTTATAATCTTTAACTTCTAAAGGCTCAACAACTACATTATGCTTAACTTCCATTTGTGATAGATAAACACTTGTCTTACAAATATCAGCTCGACCTTTACTAACGACATAAATAGGGTATCTATTATCACTATCACCACCAATAACTCTGTACTTAGAATTTTTTCCCATTATTAATTTAGGAAACCATACGCTTTGAGTTTTATCTGTAATGTTTTGTTCTAAAATAGAAGATAATTCTTCTTTAGTTTTATCTGTATGTAAAATAACTTTATGATATGCTTCTATTTTTTTAGACTCAAATTCTGGCATACTAATATAATTAGAATTACAATCGTGTTTATCTTTTATCGGTTTGCTTTTAGATGTTTTTTTAATTTTAATAACACTTTCGGTGTCTAAATTATATTCAGTTACATTTTCGTTAAAGTTTTTTAAACCTAATTCTAAAACCGATTCTTTATTATCAAATCTACAAATTATTTTTTTCATAATATTTTATAATTTATTAGCCATCCTATTGTACGTATCTTTTTTGCCTATTTCTTTTAAAAAGTATTTTCCGTTTTCAATACCACTTTCACAAAGTTCTTCTTCAAAATCTACACAACCATATTTATTTCTTGAATTAATAGCGACTTTACTCATAATGCTTTTTATAATGGTCTTGTCGTAATATATTTTTTCTGCATCAAAATAATTAATTAATTCTAATTGATACTTTTTTCTGTAATTTACTTTTTCACTCATAATTTCTATGTTTGTTTTTAATTCACAACAACTAACCATACACTTGTCAATTATTTCAAATAATTTAGTATTCTATTTCTAGTTTTATAAGTTAAATGCTCCCATTCTTTACTACACCAATAAGATACTAGTGATGCTTTTAAGCCTTTTTGTTCTGCAAAAGCATACTGCGACTTATATTTTTTTTTAATGTGTTCTTTTAAATTCATATATTTTAATTTGTACAAATATAACATAAAAATAATTAATACAAAGTTTTTTTAATTAAAATTTATTTGTATATTTGCCTAACTTAAAACATTAAAACATGGAAACATTAAAGCAATTACAAGATTATGCAAACACAACGGACAACGTTTACTTGCAAAAAAAATTAGATTTAATCGAAAGAGAAATCGAAACGCTTATACATACAGAGCGAATGAAAGTGTATGATACTTGTTATAAAATGCAATAACTATGAACTACTACGACCAAATAGACCCACAAGGTGAGGACGAGATAACAGAGTGTGTACATTGCGGCAGTTACTGCACCGATACATATTGTTCAATAGAATGTAAAAAATACGACACAGAATGATTCATAAGATACTACCAACAGGACTTCACACAATTACAATAGGTAAGCGAGTGCATATTTACACAGAAAAAGAATACCAGCATTTAACTTGGTGGGAATTAGTAAAACTAAAATACTTTAACGATGAAAAATAAAAGTAAAGAATACAGCATGAAAGCAATAGTTTATAGCGTTATTGCTATGGCTATAATAGTAGTAATTTTAAACGTTATAAATCTATTTATAATATGAATATAATTTGCAACTACGTGCCAACTAACTGGCAACCAAACGACACTAAAACCATTAACAAGTGGTTTAAAAAAATACAAAAACATCTAAAAACTGAACAAATAAAATTCAAAGACTATGAGTAAAGACCTTTTTTTACAAATGCGTGAAGCAGAGATAATGACCGACAACTTTCTACCAACTAAAAAAGAAATTAAGTTAAGTGCTGAAAAGTTTGCAAGTGATTTAATAGATGCTGGTGAGATTAACATAACGGAAACATTTGCACAAGCGTTAAGACTTAACGAAGCATTAACTATTATTACAACTACATTAAAAAAAGCAATGCCAGAAGAAAACTTTGAGGGTTTTGGTTTAAAAGGCACGTTTAAAGGTGGTGGTGATACTAAGAATTACGACGACTGCGAAGTTTATGCAGAGATTAAAAAGCAATTAGCAGATAGAAAAGCATTACTAGATATGGCACTAAATACTGGTACTATATTTTACGATTCAGAAGGTATAGAAGTGCCTAAAGTTTCTACTACACCAAGAAAATCAAGTTTAACTATTAACTACTAATATTATGAATATAGAAAAATTAACAGCACTTTGGAAAAAATACGGATTAAGTAAAGAAGATGGTTTTAAGCATCAGCATTACACAATTATAACACGTTCTGGAATTGATAAAATACAAGCGATTGAAAAAATATTTATAGATTACGATGTTATAAAATGTGAACCTAATTTTGCAGTAGTTAAAGCAAATGCAAAAAAAGGCGATGCTAATATACAAACGTTTGGAAGTGCTATAAAAGGCGCATCATTTAAAGATGGTAATACAAATTCTTGGTATGTTATGGAAATGGCAGAAAAACGTGCAATGAGTAGAGCAGTTTTAAAACTAACTGGGTTCTATGAGTTAGGTGTATTTGGTGAAGATGAAAGCGAAGATTTTAAACGCAAGTAATGAACGATATATTAACTAAAATTACAGACATCATAGAAACGTACGAAAGTGGTGCTTTTAAAGATTTACACGTTATGCATAGAGAGTTGACGTGTAATATCTTTAAGCTATCATTAGAGCAGGTTAAAGCACACCAGAATTATAATAAACAATACTATTTATCAGAACATAAAACAAACGCAGCCAAAGAGCGAGAATGTGATAAGTTAATTCCAGAATTATATCTTTGTCGCAAAGTAATGGAAACAGCAAAGGGTGTTAGTATAGCGATGGGTTATGAGATTAAAATGAATTAAAGGAGGTTAAAAAAATGAAAATCTTTACTTGTCGGTAAGGTAGCTATTGTTAATGATTGATTCAAAGCGTGAATTTTAACCTTATATTTACCATTGGACACGCAAATTAACATAAGACTGACTAATAGGAAAGACTATTTTTTTTAAATAAATTAAATAAATTAAATAAATAAAAATGGAATTAAAAACAGAACAACAAGTAATTGATTTAGTAGGAAAAGAAACTACTTTAAAATTTGATTTTATGTCAGATGAAGTTATGACTTACACAACATTAGTGCCTTTTATAAAAGATGGTATGGTTAGAAATTATAAGATTAGTTTTTTTTATGAGGAACTTCAAGATATTTTTTGCTACGATAATTTATCTAATTTTTTGAGTAATTTTCAAATCTTTGAACTTATTGAGCAAGATGAGTGTTGTAAAGGAAATGAAACAGTATTATATCATAACAAATATAAAGGCAATGAGTAATATTAAAACTTATCCAAACAATGATATTTTTAACGAAAGTTTTGTTATTTATCAAATTGAAAATGATATAACAAAAGATGCTTATGTAGGATATACAACTGTTAAATTAAAAACTAGATATGCAAATCATAATGGTTGTCATAGTAATAGTAAATATTCTAACAGTAAAAATAGAACAACTTTGTATTTAGATTTTAAAAAGTATGGAAAAGAAAATTTTACAATGTCTATACTTAAAAGATGTAATACAAAAGAGGAACTTATTTTAAAAGAAAAGGAATATCAAAAGCAAAAAAAGTACATTAACTATAATAAAAACTTGTTACAAAGAGATACTAGGAGTGGTAAAAATAAAGGCAAGGTTATTCAATTAACTGATTCAAATGGTAACGTTTTATTGTTTAATAAACCTATTGATGTTGCTAAAAAATTTAACGTTCATCGCTCAAGCATTTTAAAAGCAATAAGTAATAATTATAGGTTTTTAAGAAAATATAATGCTAAATTTATAACAATTAAATAAATAAACATGAGTAACAAAGTAACAGGTAAAATAGTAGAGATACTAGAAACACAAAAAGGAACTAGCAACGCTGGTAAAGAATGGCAAAAATTAACATTCGCTATTGATACTGGCGAACAGTACAATAACATACTAGCGTTTGAAGTATTTGGTGATGAAAAGGTAGAAAACTTTAACAAATACAATAAGGTAGGTAGAAACGTAGAAGTAGAGTTTAATCTTAGTTCTAACAAATGGAAAGATAAATACTTTACTTCTGCATCAGCTTGGAAAATAAGCAAAGCAAATGATACAGAAACAGCAATTGCACAAGCTACTGCGATGGTAGATAAAGTATTTGCACCAGCAGATAATTTAAATTCACCACAAGACGATTTACCGTTTTAAATGAACACTTACAGCGATAGCAAAGGCAAACGTTATACCACACCACAAATTGAGCAACGCATTAAAAAGGCTGCGCTTGAATTGTTAGAAATTCAGTTTATAGAACATGGTTATAATTTTTGCCAATGCTGTTTGCGTAATGATGACAAGCCAATAGATGTTAGCCACACTATAAGTCGTAAAAAAGCTAAAGAAGATGGTAATGTTGAGATATTATGGGATTACGATAACTTAGAAATACTTGGTAGAAGATGCCACAAAATCAAAGACAAATTAATATAAAACCTTTATCGGTTAATCAAGCGTGGGCAGGTCGTAGATTTAAAACACCTAAATACAAAGCGTTTGAAAAAGAAATGCTTTTAATCTTACCTAATATTAAAATCGATTTAAATGCACGTTTAAGATTAGATGTAGTATTTGGATATAGTAGTAGAGCTTCTGATATAGATAATGGCTTAAAACCGTTACTAGATTGTTTACAAAAGAAGTTAGGCATAAACGATAACAAGATATACGAGTTAAACGTAAAAAAAGACATAGTTAAAAAGGGTAAAGATTTTATAAAATTTGAAATAATAGAACTATAAAATGCAAGGGGTGTCTAAATTAATATTAATATTTCTTTAAATTCTAACGCCCTTTGTTATTTTATTTGTATATTTGCGTTAAGTTACGCTTCGACAATATAGTAACTAAAAAAATAACACAAGCCTTATAATGATAGTGGAAGTCGAAGCCTACTTGATTTATGAGGCTTTTTGTATAACTTAACTTTTGCTTGTTTTTAATAAAACATTCACGCATTATGAGTAAACATAAAATAGTATTTCCTTGTGAAGAAAATTTAAACACATACTTGGAGGTTTCTGCGATGGAATCAAACACAGTTTTGATAGAAATTTATGAGTCTAATAAAAGTGAATTTGAATCATTATCACAAAGAATTTGGCTAGACAAAGCAACTTCTATTAAATTAGTACGTGTATTAAAACATGAAATTTCTAAAATACAAGACAATGAATAGTTACGAACTTAGTAGAAAGTGGTTTGATTGGTGTTTTGATAATGCCAGTAAGATAAGACCAATACATACAGCCTTATTTTTTTTTATAATAGAACATAACAACAGATTGGGTTGGAAAAAAGAGTTTGGTTTACCAAGAGATATGAGTATGGATGCAATAGGTGTTAAAAATAATAGGACATATTCTTCTGCATTTAATGACCTAGAAAATTGGGGTTTTATAAAAGTTATTGAGAGGTCAAAAAATCAGTATTCAGCAAACATAATATCAATATTTGGTTGTGTAAAAAATACACCAGCAACTACTTCGGCACTAGACGAAGCAATGCTAAAGCACTTACATAAGCAAAGCATAAGCATTGCCCCTATAAATAAACCTAATAACATAGAAACAAACAACAAGGGTGTTGATGATTTTAAAATTAAATTAGATTTTGATGCTATTGATGAATGGATTAAAGAAATTGGTAAATCACCTGTTTATCTTGATGGTCTTTATTCAAGTTTAAAGATTAAAAAAGGTAAGGTAAGTAGTTTATTAGAAAAATTTAAAGCACATTTAAAAATGTTTCCTCAAAAACATGATAATTTTAGTAAATTTAAAAACCACTTTTCACATTGGGCAAAAACAGAAAAGGATAGAGGAAGATTAACAGAATATGAAAAACAAACAGCAGGAGAGTTATGATTAAAAAACTAGACATAAAAGATTTTCAAGAAGAAATAACGTTTAATCCTGCTGATGTATTAAACGAAGCATTAATAAACCCAGAGGAAGAAATAACAAGACCACCAATAGCTATTAGCATAGGTTATAAATACGAAGAATTAGTACCTTTAGTAACTTTTGGAAATTTCTGTTGCATCGTCGGCGCAAGCAAGAGTATGAAATCGTTTTTAAAATCTGCGTTATTAGCGTGTTGCATCGGTGGTAAATCACAACATTACTTTCCAGAAATTAAAGGGCATGACATCGCAGGTAAATACGTAATAGACATAGATACAGAGCAAGGTAAATACCACGTTCAACGAGTTGTTAAGCGTGTTAATACTATGGTCGGGCAAATATATCAAGGATATAAAGGTTTAGCGTTAAGACCTAACACACCAAAAGAAAGAGTGGCATTCATTGAATGGATATTAACAGAAAGTGAATTTTCTGGTAAGATTGCAGTTCTTAGTATTGATGGCGTTGCTGATTTAATTGAAGATGTAAACGATTTAAAAACATCAAATGAAATTACGCAAAAACTAATGACATGGTCAAATGATTATAACATAGCAATTATTACTATATTGCATAAGAATTTTGATAGTTCAAAACCTACTGGTCATTTAGGTTCAGCAGTTTTAAAGAAAGCAGAAACAACCGTATTTGTAAACAAAGAAAATGACATAGTAACGGTAACAGCTAAATATTCAAGAAACATACCTTTTGATGATTTTCAATTTAGTGTAGATGAAAAAGGAATACCATTTGAAACACAAAAACCATTTTAATATGAGTACAATAAACAAAGCAATAAAGCATTTTGAATGGAAATTAACAAAACATTGGAAGCCAACAGATAAAGATTTAGAAGCCTATAATGAAATCGTAGAGTTTACAGAAGCAAAACTTAAACAACAGTATAACGATAACCAACTATTCGCAAAGTTGTATATTAGTTTCTACGGTGAACTAATTAAATACTACGATACAACGGTATTTGATAACACACCACAAAAAGCACTGCATAAAATACTAGATACACCAATAGAAAATTTAATACAGAAGTTTTTAGATAAAGTTAATTTGCAAGAACAAACATTACAACATCGCAAAACAAACGGTATAAAGCACCCACGAATAGTAAGCACCGAAGATATAGATTTAGATGCAGAAGCTATGACATACCAAGAAACAGAAGATAATTTAACCGCTATGATAAACATGGCACTAACAAAATACTAAATGGAACTACAAGAATTAAAAAACAAATTGGATAAATTTTACGGATTTGATATATCTACAAAATCAAGGGTAGCAAAATATGTAAAAGCCAGAAGCGTATACTACAAGATAATAACAACACAGTTATTAGGTTATACATTTGAATCAATAGGAAAGTCAATCGGTAGAAACCATGCCACAGTTATACATGGCTTAAAAACATTTGAAGGCTATTATTTAATCGATATACATTTTAAAAAAACATATCACCAATTCTTAAATGATTTAAATGATACTGATTTTATAGCAATAGAACCAGTTAACAATGAAGAAATAGAAGAACTAAAAAAGCAATATCAAAAAAAGATAATTGATTTACAATGTAGGATACATAATTTAGAAAAGCAAAACAAACACGCTAACAATACACACGTTGATTTTAAGCCACTATTTGAATTAAATGATAAGGAAGTATTAGATTTTATAGAAACACGCTTAAAACCGTATCTAAATATGATTAAAAGTAAAAAGATGCACAAAGAAATAATAGAGGTTGTTGGTGCAAGACTTAGGTAAATAAAAAATAATTTGTATATTTATCGAAATATGAATATATTATCACTAGCTTATAAGTATCACAGCGACTGGCTTAATATAGCCAAGTCAATAGTAAAGAATGACTTTGCCGAAGATATTGTGCAGGAATTTTATATTAAATTAGATAAGTATGCGAAGTATGAAATGTTTATTTTTGCAGATGGTAGCGTAAATAAAACCTATGCTTACATGATACTTCGGTCTATTTGTTTAAACTATCTTAAAGAAAAAAATAAGTATTGCAAAGTAGATTTACATGATGGTTACAGCATAGATGAAAATGATATTGAAGCAAAAGAAGCCATTGAAAAGATTTATACTAAAATAGATAACGAATTAAAAAACTGGCATTGGTACGATAAAGATTTATTTAAAATTTATAAAGACGAAAACATATCTATTCGTAAGTTAGCAAAAGAAACAACGATTAGTAGTTCTTCTATATTTCATACCTTAAAAAGTTGTAAAGAAAAGATAAAAGATAAATTTTCAGAAGATTACCAGGATTATTTAAATCAAGATTATGAACGAATTTAAAGGCGACAAACGCACAAAGGAATACAAAGAATGGAAAGCCAAGTTTGAAAACAAATCAAAAGGCTTAGGCGATGATATTGCTAAATTTACAAAAGCTACTGGTATAGACAAGGTAGTAAAAGCAATAGCACCAGATTGTGGTTGTGATAAACGACAAGACTTACTCAACAAGAAAGTACAATACAAAATAGTGAACTGCCTTAATCAAGAAGATTACGAATACCTAGATAACATATTTAAACTTGCTAAGAAAGTTACACCAAAACAACAGCATAGAATGAAAGACATATATCAAAAGACTTTTAATCGTAAAGTAGTTAGCAGTTGTTTAACGTGTTCGTTTATCAAATCAATTTACAATCCTTTAAAAAAATTGTATGAGAACTAAGAAAGTGACACAAGAACAAAGGATAGCAAGATTGGAAAAGGTAGTGTTTCAATTATTTGCAACTAATAAAATGATACAAGACGAATTAAAATTATTGCAGGATAAAATCAAATAGTTAAATTCTATTAGAAATGGATAAAAGAAAGAATAACGGAAACAAAGGACATAGCACAAAAGCAAAAGGTATAGATAAGCGTAAAAACGAATACAAATCTGTACTAGAAAACGCTTTAACACATGAGGACTTACAGAAAGTGGTTAAAATGTTATACGGTAAAGCTATAAATGATTTTGACGTACCTGCATCTAAGATATTACTTGAATACTATTTAGGTAAACCAAAAGAAACAATAGAAACAACGCACAACATTAACGACTTCAATATTAAAGATATTGTTAACTTTAAATAAGAAATATGAGCAACTATTTAAAAGTGATAGTCGATACTATGTTGTAAGTGGTGGACGTGGTTCTGGTAAATCATATTCGGTTAACAGTTTCTTATTGCTACTAACTTATGAAGTAGGTCATGTTATACTATTCACACGTTACACATTAACTTCTGCACATATTTCTATTATACCAGAGTTTATAGATAAGATTGAAACAGCCGATTTAAAGCATGACTTTCATATTACTAAAGATGAAATAATAAATTTAACTACTGGTTCTAAAATACTTTTTAAAGGTATTAAAACATCTAGCGGAACGCAAACAGCAAACTTAAAGTCATTAGCTGGTGTTACTACATGGGTACTAGATGAAGCCGAAGAGTTAGTCGATGAAACTATATTCGATAAAATAGACTTTTCAATACGAGCAAAGAACTTACAAAATAGAGTGGTATTAATTCTTAACCCAGCAACAAAAGAGCATTTTATTTACAAAAGATTCTTTGAGGGAAAAGGAATAGAAGCAGGTAGCAATTTAGTCAAAGAAGATACAACTTACATTCATACAAGTTACTTAGACAATTACGAAAACTTATCAGAAAGCTACATTAATCAAATAGAATTGATGAAGCGCAACAACGCTAACAAATACAACCACGTTATAATGGGTGGTTGGTTAGATAAAGCAGAAGGTGTTGTGTTTAATAATTGGTCTTTTGGTGCGTTTAATCCGAATGGTTTACAAACATCTTGTGGAATGGATTTTGGTTTTAGTGTTGACCCAGACACTTTAACCGAAGTGGCCATTGACAAATCTAAGATGAAGATTTACGTAAAAGAACACATCTACAACAAAGGTATGAAGTCGCACGAACTTGCTAAGATAATATTATCAAAAGTAGATAAGAAGTTAATCATAGCAGATAGTGCTGAACCACGTTTAATTGAAGATTTACGTTACTTAGGTGTAAACGTACAGGCAGTTAAAAAGGGTACAATAGAAAGTGGCATAACACGTATGCAAGACTATGAATTAATAGTTGACCCAAACAGTAGTAACATAGCTAAAGAATTAAACAATTATATTTACTTAGACAAAGGTAGTAAATTGTATATTGACGATTACAACCATGCCGTTGATGGGATTAGATATAATGTTATTTATCATTTAGACAACCCAAATAAAGGTAATTATCATATTTATTAGTATATTTGCAATGACATAATTTTTCTGTTTTAGTTTTAAAGTTGATTATTTTGACCCATCTATTAATTTAGGTGGGTTTTTTTGTTTGTTACAAAAATCTGTTTTTTTGTATTATTAGTATGAAGTTAATTATACCAACAGATTTAAGCGAAATAAAACTTTACCAATACCAGAAGTTTATCGCAATAGATGAGCCACAAAACGAAGATGTTTTAAAGTGCTTCTTAGATTTAGATGCTGAAACTATCAATTTAATGAAAGTGTCAGATGTTGAAGATATCGCTGCAACTATACTAGCAACGTTTAAAAAGAACGATAACAAGTTCACACCTACATTTAAATTAAACAACGATTACTTCGGTTTTATTCCAAACCTGGACGAGATTACCTACGGTGAGAATAAAGACATTACAACGTACTTAAATGATTGGAAGAATATGCATAGAGCGATGGCCGTTATGTACAGACCAATCACACACAAACGAGGTACAAAGTATGTTGTAGAAGATTATAAGGGTACACACGTTTACAGCGATATAATGAAGGACACGCCTTTAAACGTTGTGTTTGGTTCTATGGTTTTTTTTTGGAATTTAACAAACGAATTGTTACAAACTATCCCGAACTTTTTAGCCAAACAAACGAAGAAGGAACAGATAGCAGGTCGCATTTCGGTAAAAAATGGGGAAGCTATTCAGAAATCATTACACTTGCTCAAGGCGACGTTAGACGACTTAATGAAATTTCAGCATTACCCTTACACCAGTGCTTAATGTTTTTAGCCTACGAAAAAGAAAAGGCAGAATTAGAACAAAAATTAATGAAGCAAAGTTTTAAAAGATGATAGGATTTTATAAAGTATTAGACGTATTAAGAAAAGAATTGCAAGATATACCTTTTGTAAACACAGTTACTTATGGCGATATATCGGACGTAGATTTAAGTAAGAAAACAATATTTCCGTTAAGTCATTTTATAGTCAATAACTTTAGTTATCAAGGTAATGTTGTTAATTTAAGTCTAAGCCTATTATGTATGGATATAGTGGACGAAAGTAAAGCAGATACAATAGATAAATTCAAAGGTAATAACAACGAGCAGGACGTATTTAATACGCAAATGAATGTGATACTTAGGGTACTAGATAGGTTAAAACGTGGACAGTTGTTTGACGATAAATATCAGTTAGATGGTGAGCCGAATGTTGAAGCATTTGTTGACCGTTTTGATAATAAGTTGGCAGGTTGGACTTGTAGTTTTAATGTTATTATTCCAAGTGATATGACTATTTGCTAGATGAGTGATTTAAAGAACACACAAGAAGCGTTAAACAAGTTTGCTAAGTATGTAATAAAACAAAGCAGAAGCAACTTAACACGTCAAGGTAAGAATACAACTAGCAGTCTTTATAACAGTTTAGATACTGATGTTAAAGTAAGTCCGAATAGTTTTAGCTTAGCGTTTATGATGGACAAATACGGTGTGTTTCAAGACAAAGGTGTTAATCCAATAGGTAAAAAGGTACATAATACAGAATTTCAGTTTAAACATTTTCCATCGTTAAACGGTAAGTTTGCACAAAGCATGGCAAAATGGGCAAAGGCTAAAAACATAAGATTAAGGGACGAAAAAGGTAGGTTTAAAAAAGGTAATTATAAAACAATAGGTTACATATTAGCTAGAAGCGTAGCAACAGGAACAAATAAAAATCAAGGTATAAAGCCTAGTTTGTTTTTTACCAAACCATTTAATAAAGCCTTTGAAAATTTACCAGACGATTTAGTAAAAGCATTTGCGTTAGATGTAGATAACTTACTAGATTTTACAACAAAAAACATATTAAAATAATGGCAGAATTTAGCAGAGTAAAAATTAAATTTTTAATAGATTTTGAAATAGGTTACAAAGCAAAATTGTCAACCACTTTAAATGATGTATTTACACCACAGACATGGGAATGGGTTAACACAAGGTCAGCAGGTTTTGAAGTAACAACAGGGACACCAACAGCAACAGCAGGAGAACGTACTGCGATTAACTTTGCAGCTGCATTTAACTTAGACAATCCAGACGACTACATTGTAAACGTAGATATTAATGAAGTAGAGATAATTTCAGAAACCGAAGGCTTAGACTTTGTAGGATTTAAAGTTGATGACGAATTAGGCAGACCAGTATTAGCAGGTAGTGGTTATATTGTAGTATTTGAAAACTACGTTGCACCAATTGATTTAACTACTATTGATTTTGCATTAGTTAAATCGCCACACTATATTAATATACCTTTCTTATTTGATACGACTATTTCTGCTAGTGTCGATGTTTTTGTATGGTATGGTGATGTTGTAGATGTTCCAGCGTTACCAACTTACAGCCTTACTATACCAAGACCTACAATAGATTTTGCAGAATTCAATATTGATATATCTGATTTAGTTCAAGAGCAATTAGAAGCTAAACCAACGATACAAACATCTGGTGCAACTGCAAGAATAGATAGTACTTCTGAATCGGTTAAATGGATGAAGTATGTGGCATCTTACACCGATGCAGAAGAAAGTATTGCAGATATAAATGGTTTACTTATTGCTACTGATGGATATGGGTATTATAACGAGGGTGCTAATCCTACTAAACCAAATGACAACATATTAACCAATACAAGAAATAGACAAGTAGCACGTAACGGTGTGGCTTTAATGCCATACGTTAACAATACAGAAGTAACAAGAATAGATATAAAAAGTTTCCCAAGTGGTGATTTGAATGGGTTTTTTATTATGGTTCCGTTAAGTTTAACTGAACAATTTATACAATACATTCAAGTTAATCTTAACCTATCAAGTACACAAGATACAAGTTTTGAGATAAGACTATCGCCAAGTGATGAAGTCATTAATTACAACATCATAGACGAATGTAAATATACACCTATACAAGTTGTGTTTAAAAATAAGTACGGTGTGTTTGATAGCTTAAACTTATTTAAAAAGCAAAGCCATTCGACAACTACTAAGCACGACACATTTGTAAACAACTACATAACGGCTGGTAATTATGATACAACAAGACATCAATACCAAAAGTTAAATGTAACTGCAAAAGATAAAATTAAAACCAATAGCGGTTATATTTTAGAAGCTGAAAACGAAATTTACAAAGAGTTACTGCAATCTGAAACGGTTTATTTTTATGAAGATGCTAAGTTAATACCAGTTAATTTAACTAATTCATCTTTAGATTTTAAAACACAATTAGACGATAAGCTGTTTAATTATTCTTTAGATTTTGAATATGCTTACAATGTAATACAAAACGTATAGAATGACAGTAGAAGTATTTATAGAGGGCAAGAAATTAGATTTATTTGACGACGAAAATATAAGCGTTACTCAAGGTGTTCAAGATGTTAAAGATATTAGTAAATTGTTTGCGGATTTTTCGCAGTCATTTAACGTACCTGCATCTAATCGCAACAATGCTATATTTCGAAACTATTACAACCAAGATATTGACAACGGTTTTGATGCTAGAACACGTAAAGATGGTTATTTAACCGTTAACACTTTGCCTTTTAAAACTGGTAAGATTAGGCTTGATGGTGTTAAGTTAAAAGATAATCACCCATCTAGTTATAAGATTACATTTTTTGGTGATATTATAAAGATTAAAGATAGGATAGGCGACGATAAATTAAATACATTGGATTGGTTGGCTAATTTTAACCATGCCTATTCAGATACAATCGTAGAAACAGGCTTAACTGGTGGCTTAGATTTTACGGTTGATAGTGTTAGTTATCCTAGAGCAGTTGTATATCCTTTAATTGCTTATAAAAGGCAGTTTCTTTACGATTCTAGTAGTGGTAATCATACAGATACAGATACTTTAGTTAATATACATTATCATAATCAAGGTGCAGGTCATTCAAAACATGGTGTAGATTTTAAAAACTTAAAACCAGCCATTAAATTAAGGCTAATAATTGAAGCAATAGCGCAAAAATATGACTTAACTTTTGTAGGTGGTTTTTTTGAAAGTCAAAACTTTAAAGACATTTACGTTAATCTAAATAAAAGTACAGAAAGCCTAGCAAATGGAAATTTATTAGTTGAAGATGAAATAACACCAACCACACCAGAATCTGGTGCTTCAAATGATTTTATAAGGTATTACTATACAATTACACCAGGTGCAGCATTTCAGAATGTTGGCTATAAAGTTAGAATTACTTACAATGGTACTGTAACAGTAGAATATCCAAATTTTGTTTATGGTACTGAATCAAATCAAATGACCATACAAAGTCCAAGCGAAGAAGCGGACATACAATTAGAAATTTTAACAATAGAAAATTTTGAATTTTCAGTAACGACAGATTTAAAGCAAAAACTTTGTTCGTTATGCCCTTTAATTACTATCGGTAATTATCCAAATACTTACAATAATCAAGTTATAGATTTAAATACTAATATACTTAACGAGATTAAAGATATTAAAACCTATGATTTTTTAATGGGTGTTTTTAAGACGTTTAATTTAGTAGCAACATCTAGCAACGGTAATATATTGGTTGAAGATTTACCTACATGGTATGCACAAGGTCGCATAGTTGACATTACAAAGCACGTTGACACCGAAAAAAGAAGCGTAGATAAAGGACGTATTTTTAACGAAATGTTTTTTAATTTCAAAGAAAGTGAGCAGGTAATTGCAGACGAATTTAATCAAACTAATAGCAGGTTTTATGGTAATGAAGATTTAACACTTTACACCGATGAAACGGAAGAAGTTAAATTAGATGGTGAGAAATTAGAAGTAAAATCTATATTTGAAAACCCAATATTTGACAGGTTAACAGACCAAGATACAAACGAGCAAACCACAATCTTATATTGTCCGTACTTCAATAGAGAAATTAAATCAATTAGTGGCAACCCTTTTATGTTTTACGCATTAGACCAAGATGTAAGTAATAATACTATTGGTTTTGTTGGTAGTGGTACAACCTACAACGAGTTAAACGATACCGTTATAATGCCAAGCCATAGTCGAGTTATTGATGCACCTAGTTTTAACCTAAACTTTGCGAGTGAGTTCAACGAGTACACAGGTCAAGAATTTACTAACACTATTTATGACCAATATTATAGAGATTATATAGAAGATATATTTAGCGTTAAACGTAGAAATTTTAAGTTTACTGCTATACTACCTAATAGCATTTTAAACAACCTTAAATTAAACGATAGGCTAGTAATTAAAAATACAAGGTATATTATTAATAAGATAACATCTAATCTAACCAATAGAAAAGATGAGTTAGAGTTAATTAATGATATCTATGATGCACCATTAGCAACTGATGTATTACGTTCTTCTTTATTTGAGCCACAAGAAGCTAATTATCCATCACAAGAATTTACAGATACTATACAATACTTCGGTGTTGGTGGTAATGTTAATGTAGTAGATTTAGGCTTCGGTACTACATGGGTTAATGTAGATAATGTATCGGTAAATAACAACATAGCATCGATAACATTTAGCATTTCAAAAAATGGAAGTACTGATTTTAGATACGCAGGAATACAAGTAAATGACAAACAAAAAGAACCAATTTTTTACATAGGACAAGAGGAATGATATTAGAACTATTAAGATTAGACGATTGGCACAATGTTAGCGAAAACGTCGAGATAGCAAAGGGTAAAAATGAATTGCCATTAACATTAAAAAAAGGGTTTAAACAATTTAAAAGAGATTTAAAATGGCAGAAGAAAAGGTAATTAACATTAAAGTTAACACTTCAAGTGCAAAAAAAGGTGTTAATGATTTAAATAAAAGCGTTGACAATCTAAACAAAGAAGTAAAAGAAACAAGTAAATCCAGTCAACAAATGGGTGGTACTTTAGACAAAGTATCTGGTGGTGCTGTTTCTAAATTTACAGCATTTAAAGGTGCTGTTTCAAATGTTGCAACAGGCTTTAAATCTTTAAGAGTTGCGATTATAGCTTCTGGTATTGGTGCATTGGCTATTGGAATACTTGCAATAGTACAAGCGTTTAAAAGAAGTGAAGAAGGGCAAAACAAATTTGCTAAATTAATGGGTGTTATAGGTGCTGTAACAGGTCAGTTTTTAGACCTTATTGCAGATTTAGGCGAAAACATTATATCTGCATTTGAAAACCCTAAAAAAGCTATAAAGGATTTTGTTAATTTAATTAAAGATAACATAATAACAAGATTTGAGGGGTTACTAGAATTATTACCTAAATTAGGCAAAGCAATAACCTTATTATTTAGTGGTGAATTTTCAGAAGCTGGTAAGGTTGCAGCTGATGCAGTTGGAAAAGTTGCGTTAGGTGTGGATAGTATTACAAATTCATTTAATGAAGCAACAGAAGCGGTTAAAAACTTTGCAAAAGAAACATTAAAAGAAGCAAATATCGCTGCAAATATTGCGGATAAAAGGGCAAAAGCAGACAAATCAGAACGTGCTTTAATTGTGGCTAGAGCGAAAGCAAACAGAGATATAGCAGAATTAAGAGAAAGTGCAGCCGATAAAGAAAATGTATTAGTAGAGGACAGAATTAAGGCATTAGAAAAGGCTGCACAAATAGAAGAAGAAATAACTAAAAGAGAAATACAAGCAGCAAATTTAAGATTAAGCGCAAAAGTAGCAGAGAATGCATTAGGTAAAAGTACTAAAGCAGACTTAGACGAAGAAGCTAATTTAAGAGCAAGAGTAATTAATTTAGAAACTGCAAGATTAAGAAAGCAAAAGGCATTAACAGCCGAAGTAACTACTGCAAGGAGAGAAGCTAATTCAGAATTAGAAGCCGAAAGAAAAGCGATACAAGATAAATTAGATGCAGAAAATAAAACAGCTACTGAAAATGAAGCAAAAAGATTACAAGCTATTAAAGCTATTCAAGATAAATTTAAGGCTAAAGAAGAAGAAGATGCTGCACAAACACAATTACAAAAATTAGAATTAGAACAATCAAGAGCGTTAGCTGAATTAGATTTTTTAAATGCAACAGAAGAACAAAAATACCAAGTAAAAAAATATTGGGAAAATATAATAGCAGAAGAAAAAATATTAACCGACACAAAAACAGCCGAAGAAGAAAAAAGAATAGCAGAAGAATTAGCTAAAGCAAAAGAAACGGAATACAGAAATAATTACGATGCTTTGCAAAATATATTATCTAGTGGTGGTAAGAAAATGCAAAAAATATCCAAAGCGTTAGCAATAGCAGATGTGGCAAGAACAGCATTTCAATCTGTAAGCCAAACAGTATCTGGAATAGGTGCAGCAAATGCTAAAGCAATAGCAGCTTCACCATTAACAGGTGGTATGCCATTTGTAGCAGTAAACACAGTAAAAGGTGCTTTATCTATTGCATCTACTTTGGCAAGTTCAGCTAAAAGCATACAAGCAATTAATTCAGAATCTAAAAATCCATCTGGTGCAGGAGGTGGATTATCTGGTGGAGGTGGTGGAGGTGCAGCTGCACCATCGTTTAACATAGTAGGACAAACAGGCACAAATCAATTAGCGCAAAGTTTAGGACAAAACGAACAACAACCAGTCCAAGCATTTGTTGTGGCCAGTCAAGTAACTACACAGCAAGGCTTTGATAACAACATAGTTGAAACAGCAACTTTAGGGTAATAAAAAAAGAGCTACTGAAAACAGCAACTCTTTAATATTTTAAAATAGACTTTTTTAACTACCAGGTTTTGAAGTCTTAAATGTTTAACAAAGATAAAAAATAAATTTAGATATACAAATTTGTAACAAAAAATAAAATAAATGTAATATTAGTATGGAGGACTTACAGACAATAGAGTTATACATAGACGAGAGCAAAGTAGAAGATGGCATTGATGCTATTTCATTTGTTAAGCAACCAGCAATAGAGGAAAACTTTGTTGCACTATCTAAGCACAAAGTAGAGTTCAAATCTATTGACGACGAAAAGCGTGTTATAGTTGGATTGGCATTAGTGCCAGATAAAAAGATTTACCGTAAAGCAGGCGACAAAGAATTTAATATAGTCTTTTCTAAAGACACAGTTAGACAAGCATCACATTTATATCTTAAAAAACTAAAGGTTAATAATACAACTTTAGAACACGAATCAAACACAGAGGGTGTTAGCGTAGTTGAAAGTTGGATAGTTGAAGATGCTAAAAATGACAAGTCAAATTTATATGGCTTAAATGCAGTCGAGGGTGCGTGGGTAGTTGTTATGAAAGTAGATAATGACGATGTATGGCAAGATGTTAAGAAAGGCACTTATTTAGGGTTAAGTATTGAGGGTATATTTTCAGACAAAAAAGAAGATTTAAGCGCATTAGATGAAGTCATTGATTTATGTGATAAAGATGTTGCAGATATGACAGACGATGAAGCTATGGGTTTACTAACCATAATTAAAAAGTTATGCGATGAGTAGAGCCGTTTATTGCTATTGTAAAAACACGTATTGCATTGATTGTTGTAAAGACTGCGATGCACCAGAATATTGGAAACAAGGCATAGGACAGACAACAGGACAGGGCAAAAATGAAACAGAAGATTAAATAAATGTATAATTAATAAATAGAAGTAAATGAATCCAAAAGAAACATTAAACAAAGTTAAAACTTTGCTTGGTTTAGAGGTTAAGCTAGAGCAAATGAAACTAGAAAATGGAACTATAATCGAAGCAGAAAGCTTTGAACCACAAAACGATGTGTTTATAGTTACAGAAGAGGAAAGAATACCTATGCCAGTCGGTGAGTATGAACTTGAAGATGGTAGAATGGTAGTAATTTCAGAAGAGGGTGTAATTGCAGAGGTTAAAGCAAAAGAAGAAGAAGTTGCTGAACCAGTTGAAGAAGTTGCAGAACCAGAAATGGCAGCAGAGCCAACAGCTAAGAAAGTAGTTGAAAGCATTAGCAAAGAAATGTTTTTTAGTGAAATCGAAAAACTAAGAAATGAAATTGCTGAACTTAAAGCACCAAAACAAGAGTTGGCTAAAGTAGAGGTTGAACTTTCAGAAGAAGTTAAACCAATAGTTCACAACCCAGAAACAAAAAGCGAAAAGAATTTAAATCTTTACGCACAAAAAAGAACACAAACAACACAAGATAGAGTATTTAACAAATTATTTAATAAAAATTAAACATGGCAACAACAACAAGTATAACGACAACTTATGCAGGTGAATTTGCAGGACAATATACGTCCGTAGCATTACTATCTTCTTCTACTATTGATAATGGTGGTTTAGAAGTTAAACCTAACATTAAATTCAAAGAGGTAATTAAGAAATTATCTACTGATGACATCTTAAAAGATGCAACATGTGATTTTGATGCAACTTCAACTATTACATCTGTAGAAAAAATTCTTGAGGTAAAAGAATTACAAGTAAACCTACAACTTTGTAAAAAAGATTTTAGAAACGATTGGGAAGCAATATCAATGGGCTTTAGTGCTTTTGATAACTTACCACCAACTTTTCAAGATTATTTACTAGGACACGTAGTTTCTAAAGTAGCTGAAAAGAATGAGAAAAACATTTGGCAAGGTGATTCTGCAAATACAGGTGAGTATGATGGTTTTATTGCTTTATTAGAAGTAGATGCCGCTTTACCAGCTGCACAAGAAATTGCAGGTGCAACAGTAACAGCTGCAAATGTAATTGATGAATTAGGTAAGATTGTAGATGCTATTCCAGACGCTTTATACGGAAAAGAAGATTTATATATCTACGTTTCGCAAAACATTTATCGTGCTTATGTAAGAGCGTTAGGTGGATTTGCTGCTGCAGGATTAGGTGCTAATGGTGTTAACGCACAAGGTACTAACCAAGTATTAGGCGATTTAGTATTTGATGGTGTTAAAATCTTCGTAGCTAACGGATTACCAAGTAACACAGCAGTTTGTGCTGAAAAGTCTAACTTATTCTTTGGTGCATCACTTATGAGCGATATGCAAGAGGTTAAAGTAATTGACATGGCAGATATCGATGGTTCACAAAACGTAAGAGTAGTGATGAGATTAGCAGCAGGTGTTCAATACGCAGTTGTTGAAGATATTGTAACGTACGGTATCACAAACGCAGCTAACTAGTAAATTAATTAATAACATTAAAAAAGGTGGTACGTTTCTAACTGCCACCTTTTTTTTATAAAAAAATATAACAATATGGCTTGTGATATAAGTTTAGGGCGTTTAGAGCCTTGTAAAGATAGTATAGGTGGATTAAGAAACATCTACTTTATGAATTTCGGCAACGATTTTTATGATGATAAAATTTTAAGTACAGATGAATTAATTACATCAGTTACTTTAGCAGATAAGAATGCTTACAAATACGAGTTAAGAGGTGCTAACAATTTCGATGAAGCTAATGAGGTTTCAAAAGATAACGGTACTTCATTTTGGACTGGTACAGGTACAATCGTATTAAAAAAGCAAGATGCTGCGACACGTAAAGAGTTAAAGTTAATGAGTTACGGTAGACCAATCGTAATTACAGAAGATTATAACGGTGCGTTTAAAGTTTACGGTGCACAAAATGGTTGTGATGTATCAGTAGGTACTGCAAGTGGTACAGCAATGGGTGATTTAAATGGCTATAACTTAACCGTTACAGCGATGGAAAGAGAGCCTGGATTCTTTATTGATTTTGATGCAATAGTAACAGCAGCAGAAATAGTAGTAGTAGAAGGAGCATAATTTGATTTTGATTTGGTTTTAAAAGGGGTTGACTACGGTTAACCCTTTTTTTTATAACAAAAAACTATTTTATTGTATTATAATAAAGGCATAACATGACAATAGTTAATCCAGATATTGAAGCGATAACAATAAACTATTTTAATAGGTACGAATCATCACCGCATACCGTTGAGTTTTACAATGAAAGTACAAGACTTACAGAAGTTATAAATATTGAAAGCAAAGATATTATTAGTTATTATAGCATTATAGGATTTAGTAATTTAGATTACTTTAAAGAAGGTAATAGTTATGTAATGAGCGTAAAAGATATTAATGCAAATGTACTTTTTTTAGACAAAGTTTACGCAACATCGCAGAACGTAGAAGATTACACGATTAACAAGGACGTTTACACAACCAATCCGACAAACACAGATTACATTATTTATGAATGATATACACATTTTACAGTTAAGTAAATATACAAGTCCTGTAATTACTGAAAACAAAAACAAAGAATTTGTTGAGTATGGTTCGGACAATTTTTACTTCCAATACTTAATAGATAGGTACGTAGGTAGCACAACTAACAACGCTATTATTAAGGGTGTTGCTAATATGATATTCGGTAAAGGTTTAGATGCTTTAGATAGCAGAAGAAAGCCTAACCAATACGCACAAATGAAGTCTATTGTTAAAGACAGCGAGTTATCTAAAATAGTACTAGATAGAAAGTTGTTAGGTATGGCAGCGATGCAAGTTACTTATGATAAATCTAAAGTAAAAAGCATTACGCACTTCCCAATGGAAACGTTAAGAGCGTCTAAAATTAAAGATAGTGGACAAATTGAAAGCTGGTTTTACCACCCTAATTGGAAGGAATATAAAAAGTCAGATGTTTTAAAAGAAATACCAGCATTTGGTTACGGTAATAAAAAAGGAAACGAAATATTTGTCGTTAAGCCTTATGTAAGTGGTTTTTATTATTACACACCTTGTGATTATGTAGGTGCTTTACCTTATGCCTTATTAGAAAGTGAGATAGCAGACTATTTAATTAATGATACTATAAACGGTTTTAGTGGCACTAAGGTAATTAATTTTAACAACGGTGTACCAGACAAAGAAAAGCAGGAAGAGATTAAAAACAACGTGCTTCAAAAGTTAACAGGTGCAAGGGGTGAGAAAACTATTATAGCATTTAATAACAATCAAGAAAGCGCAACAACGGTTACAGATTTACCGTTAAATGATGCACCAGAACACTACCAATATTTAAGCGACGAATGTAGAAACAAGTTAATCGTAGGTCATAATATCACAAGTCCATTGCTAATTGGTGTTAGAGAAACAGGTGGTGGTTTAGGTAGTAATGCAGACGAGATTAAAAACAGCGCAGTTTTCTTTGATAACATAGTTATAAAGCCTTATCAAATGGAATTAACGCAGGTTTTAGAGCAGATACTAGCAGTTAATGATATTAGTCTTAATCTTTATTTTAAAACCATACAACCGTTAGAATTTACAGACGTTGAGGGTATGGATTCTGAAACTAAAGAAGAAGAAACAGGTGTTAAAATGGCTAAAGAAAACGCAGATTTTGACGATGAAACAATGTTGGATTCGTTAGATGGTGAAGTGGTTAATTTAGATGAGTGGGAACTTGTAGAAACTAGAGAATACGACGACGAAAACGAAGACGTGGAAACTTGGGCAAATAGATTGATAAAGCCTAAAAAAGATATGCTAACTAAATTAGCAGATTTTATCAAGTCTAAACCAAGTGCAAAAAGTTCTTTAGATAAGTCATTTTACAAAGTTAGATATACATATCAAGAAAAATACAGTAGTGGTAAAAGTCGTTTATTCTGTTCTAATATGATGAGCAGAACAGGTAAAGGTGTTGTGTACAGAAAAGAAGATATAGACCAAGCGAGTTTTAGTGGTGTAAATAAGTCATTCGGGCATAAGGGGCAAAACTATTCTTTATTTAAATACAAAGGTGGTGTTAATTGTGGGCATTACTTTCAAGAAGAACTATACAGACTAAAGAAAAATACCGATGGCACTTACAAAGAAGATAAGGCTTTAAGTTCTAGCGAAGAAGTAGATACTATACCGAATAGCTATAAGCCAAAAGGTGAAGAGTATAATAAGGCTAAGATAGCACCTAAAGATATGACTGGAAATAATAAGAACGGACACCATCCAGATTGGATAGCACAACACCCAAATTACAAAGGATAGATGAAAGCAATATTTATAACAGCAAACGACTTAAAACGTTATTCGGTAGTTAACGGTAATGTTGACAATGATAAATTTATGCAGTTTATCGAGATAAGCCAAGACATACACGTTCAAAACTACTTAGGTACGGACTTGTATAACAAATATCAAACGCTTATAATAGATGGTACTATTAATGACGTTGGTAATGCTAAATACAAGACGTTATTAGACACGTATATAAAGCCTTTTACGATACATTGGGCGTTAGTTGAATATTTACCTTATGCAGCATATACAGTTGCAAACGGTGGCGTTTACAAGCATACTTCTGAAACATCGCAAACCGTAGATAAAAACGAGATTGATTTTTTAATCGAGAAACAAAGAGATACAGCACAACATTATACTAGACGTTTTATCGATTTTATGTGTTTTAATTCTAGTGATTACCCAGAGTACAATAGTAATAGTAATGGGGATATGTACCCAGACAAAAAAAGCGATTTCGGCGGATGGGTGATGTAAGTAAAAAATATAAGATTAAGCAGATTAATTTAGTTAAATTAAAAAAGTATCTTTTAAAATTAGAAAAGAATGGCAAATAAAGTAGGATGGGGACAAGGTTCTGTAAATAACGATATAGGTTGGGGACAAGGTGCTTCTAATAATGATATAGGATGGGGAAACATACAAGCTATATCGCCAAGTGGTGAAACTAATATAGTTGGTGGTGGCGGTGTAGATGAACGTTTTATCATAACAGTTAAAACAGACAACGCAGGTACATCAGCAGATAATCAATTCACTATACCTACATCAACAACAGGTATAACACAAGCGTTTTTGTATGACATTGAAACATCAGATGGACAAACCATAACAGGTGTTACAGGTAATCAAACTATAACTTTTCCAACAGCAGGAGAATATGATATTAAAATTAGCGGTAGTTTTCCTTATATGTATTTTAATAATGGCGGTGATAGACAAAAGTTATTAGATATTAAAAACTTTGGGATTTATGCTTTGGGTAGTACAAGTCAATCAAATGCTTTTCAAGGTTGTTTTAATATGGATATTAGTGCAACTGATAGTGGTAATTTTGGAAATGTTACTAATTTTGGGGCTGCTTGGAGAAATTGCTCAAGCATAACATCATTCCCATTGATTGACACAAGTAGCGGTACTAATTTTGATATTGCTTGGAATAATTGCATGAGTCTAACATCATTCCCATTATTAGATACAAGTAGTGGTACTAATTTTGGTGAGACTTGGCGAAGTTGCTCAAGTTTAACATCTTTTCCTTTAATTGATGTAAGTAGTGCAACAGAATTAAAATTAACTTGGTATGAATGCTCAAGTCTAACATCATTCCCTTTAATTGATACAAGTGGTATTACAAGTTTTAATGGTACTTATGCTACTTGTTCAAGTCTAACATCTTTTCCATTATTAGACACAAGTAGTGGTACTAATTTTCAAAGTACTTGGAGTAATTGTTTAAGTTTAACATCATTTCCCGAATTAGATACAAGTAGTGGTACTAATTTTCTTGTTGCTTGGTTTAATTGCTCAAACCTAACATCTTTTCCATTATTAGATACAAGTAGTGGTACTAATATTTCACGAGCTTGGAGTGGTTGCTCAAGCCTTGCATCATTCCCTGCTAACGCATTTGATACTAACATAGCAACTAATTATTCAGACGCATTTTTAACCACAAACCTAACAACCCAATCAATAGACGACATATTAGTATCACTAGACACAAGCGGTGTTAGTAATGGTACGTTTACACAAAGTGGTGGTCAAGCACCAAGTGCAACAGGTGAAGCAGCTATTGATAGCTTAGTAGGTAAAGGTTGGACAATAACAGTAACAGGTGGATATACACCATCACAACTATTATTAGACGAATATCCAAACGCAGCAGCAGCCTATTCATTACGTGAGTTATCTACTGCATCAGTTGGTAGTGCAGTTGTAAGAGTAAGACGTTCATTAGATAACGCAGAGCAAGACTTTACTGCAACTGAAATAACAGATGGTACATTAACAACGTTTACAGGTGCTAATGATGGGTTTATTACTACTTGGTATGACCAGAGTGGGAACGGTAAAGACACTAATCAATCAACAGCATCTAAGCAACCGAAATTAGTTACTAGCGGTGTTGTAGAGATGGATAATGGAAAGCCAACTATTTTATTTGATGGTATTAATGATGTTTTAGAAAATACTTCTTTAATTTTTCCAACAACAAACATTTGTATATCAAAAGTAAGTTCTCGAATAGGCACTAGTGCATTTGACAGCATTGGATATCTCACTAGTGGTGGGTTTCTTAATATTAATAACGATAGTAGAATTAGTTTTGATGGCAGACCAAGCGGAGGAGCTTCCTTTATCAGTGATTCAAATTTAAGTCCAACGACTGAACAAATTTTACAGTTTAATATTTATGATGGTGCTAATTTAAAAGCAAGTGCAAATGGTGGAGATTTTGGAACGACACCAGTAAGTGCAAATCCAATTAGTTATGGCTCGAACGAATTATATATAGGAGCGCTCCCACAATACAATAATTTTACTAACTGCAATAATTCAGAATTTATAATGTGGGGTGATGACCAAACATCTAATAAATTAGGAATTGAAACCAACATTAACAATAATTATACTATCTACTAATGACAGGATACAAATACACAACAGAGCAAGAGGCTATTGATGCACGTAAACAATGTGCTGATTATTATGGTTTACCTAAAACGCCAGAGGATACAACTTTGTATTGGGTAGATTATAACAAAGCAGAATTAGACACGCCTATATTTTGGTATATTACTTTTGATGAAAGTATAGAAGCTATATTAGGCACACCAACAACATTTAACGTAACACAAGAAGAATTATGAAATCAATAAAGAACCCAGAACAAACAACGTATTTCATTTGTAGAGAAGATGAAACTTACACAATCGTAGCACACGGTAGCGTAGAGCCTAATCAAACAATGAACACAGGTCAACCAATAGTAGATACCTATTTAGACAAAGCTGAATGGGAAGCTAAGCTATTAGAGGGTGGCATAACAATAGAAGAAAATGAAGAACTATGAGAATTTTAGTTTTATTTTTGTTACTATCGTTTAGCGTTAACGCACAAGAAAGTGGCTTAGGTTGGATGTTTATTAACACCAACACTATTAAGGCAGATAAGCAAGAGCATTTTGCGGGTGGCTTTTATCTAGGAATGAGCGCATATTCGTTAACGTTAGGAAACACAGATGGTAATAGAAAAAAAGCAAAGTTTTGGGGAATAGTTACACCGATATTAGTAGGCACGTTAAAAGAGTTAAGCGATAGCAGAAGCGGTGGTACTGGTTTTGATTGGGCAGACTTAGGTTATACAGCAGGTGGTGGCATAGTTGCTACATATACATTTGATTTTTTAAGACAAAGACATAAGCGCAGGAATAAGTGAAGTATTTAATACTATTTATATCGCTATCACTTAATGCACAGTTGGAAAGCGATTGGAATGCTACTGAAATATTACAAGATATGGCAGTTAGTTGGTCAGTTGGTAATGGTTGTTTAGAAGCGAATAATAAAGTAGTTAAGACAAACAACCTAGAGCTTAATGGTAACACGCTTGAAATTATGGACGCTACTATACAAGTATTTGGTCAACTTACTAATTACGGTGTAGAGATTGAAACAACAAATGAGCTTATAAAATACGCTTGTAATAGTTCGGAATTAATTATTTATAGTGAGATATTAAACACAGAAAATAGTGTCTTAGAAACGTTTAAATTGTACCCTAACCCAACAAGTAACAAAATAAACATAAAAGGTACATTTGATTATTATACTATTTATAATATTAACGGTAAATTAGTTGCTAAAGGTGTAGATAATGTTATAAATGTTGATTTATTACAAAACGGTTTATATTTTGTATTATTAATAGAAGAAAACAGAAAGCAAATTTTAAAATTTATAAAAAAATGATAGGTATTATCTTAGATTTTATTGGTAAATGTAACGAAAACAACATTACACCAAGTGAAAAGCATATAGATGCTTATTTAAACGTAATAAATAGGTTAGATTTAAGAGATAACTTAATTAAATTTTGCTTTTATAATTGGGAAGAAAGAAATAATACTAACTTTATAAATAGATTGATTGATGTTAAGTTTCATTAAGCCATATATTCCAGAAATA